TTTACCCCCTCTCTGGGCAGTGCGTCGCGAGAGGCGGGCCGTGCGCGTGTTGTGCTTCGCAATATCAGCACGGATACCCGCGAGTATGCCCGTAGCTTGAAGTTCCTCGCAGAGCTTACGGATAAGTACGGTACAGACCTCATCGGGACAACAGAGGCGTTCGCTAAGTTCAAGGCGGCTGCAACCCCCGCTGGCATCGCTATGGCGGAGCAGGAACGCATCTTCTCCAATATCAGTAAGGCTATGGCTTCGTTCGGTATCTCTGGCGGAGAGGCGGCTCTTACGATGATGGCTATTACTCAGATGATGAGTAAGGGGAAGATCTCCAGCGAAGAACTCCGTCGCCAGCTTGGTGAGCGTATGCCCGTGGCTATGCAGGCCATGGCGAACGCTGCGGGCGTGTCGATGTCACAGCTGGACAAGCTCCTCAAGGAGGGTAAGCTCCGAAGTGCCGAGATTATGGGTAAGTTCTCCGATGAGCTGGCGAAGCTCTCTGGGAACACCAGCACTGATAACCTCGAGAGTTCTCTTGGTCGTCTCAAAAACTCCTTTACCAATCTTGCAGACTCCCTGCGAGTGTACGACAACTTCAAGGCCCTTGTCGAAAAGGTAAAGGACCTGCTGGACTACCTGCGCACGCACCTCTCGAACCTATACATTTGGGCGGGTGGCTTGCTCGGTGCGCGTTTGTGGGGAAAGTTCTCTGCAACATGGAGCCAAGCAGGGGCAGTTATCAAGGCATCGCAGGCGCAGGCCATAGCTGACGAGGCGGCCGCCAAGGAGTCAGCGAAGCGGGCTAAGCTGGAAGCGCAGAAGGCCCTCGCAGAAGCCCAGCAACAGCTCCAGCGTGCAGAGGCTGCTGTGCAGTCGGCTGGCTCTATAACAGAGAAGGAGCAGAGACGACTGGAGGTAGCCAAATACACTGGCGATGTGCGCTTCCAAAAGGCGGTAGACAACTTTTCCAACGCACAGACGGAGAAGCGCACCCTGCTGAACGAGCATCAGGCTCTACTCCGTGGGCTGCAGAGAAGCGAAGAGGAGGCAGCGCAGAGAGTTGCCAATGCTAAGCTCGCCCTCCAGCGTGCCAATGATGAGGCAGCCGCTAAGATTATCGCCAAGCAGGAGCAGATAGAGCGAGCCAAGGATGAGCGAGTGGCCGCTGCCAAGCGTGCGCTGGAGGCAGCTACAGCACCAAAGGATGTAAAGGCGGCTACTTCTGCCCTCAATAAGGCTGATCGATATACCTCCGAGGAGCAGAAGGCTATCCGTGACCTGCAGAGAGAGCAGGCTACGATAGTCTCTAAGAGCCAGCGGGAGTACGACAAGGCTATTGCAGACCAGTCACGCCTGCAACTTGCGAATATTACGAAGCGAGAGCGTGAAGAAGCGCGCTTAGCTGGGAAGCTGGAACAGAACGCCCGTGCGCTCGCCGCCACTGGTGACGCACTGAACAAGGCTAACCACAACAGACGCGAACTCCTCGCAGAAGCCCGCGCGAAGAATGAGGAAGCGCGCATCAAGCGCCTTGCCGCTCTGCAGGCCTCTGCGGATAAGGCTCACTACAATATCGGAGGGAGAGCAACTAATCTCCCCTCGTCCTCTGCATCGGTGGCTGGCGTGCTTAACACTCAGCGAGCTATCAGCAATGCAGGCAACCTCTCGTTCCGTCCTGCAAGCGAGATTGTCGCAGAGCAAACCAAGGCGGCATCCACCACGGTGTCACTATGGGCAAGGGCCACGACCACAGTAAAACTCGCTTGGGCTTCCACGCTGGCGACTATCCGTGGACTTATGGCCACGATTGCGCCTATGGCGATTATTGCAGGCATCACGGCTATCGTGACCGCCCTTGCAGACTGGTATCGTAAGCAGAAGGAGATTAATGGGCTACAGAACGAGTACCTCGCTAAGCAGAGAGAAATCAAGTCTACTCGAAGCGACGAGGAGGTGCAGATTTTACGCCTATTTAATCTGTACCAGAGCTTAGATGGGAAGCTCGAGGAGCAGAAGACGGTGCAGCACCAGTTGGAGAAGTCCCTGGGCTTGCAGGAGGGCTCGCTTGACCGAATTGCAGGGAAGTACGACCGAATCAAGACTGTCGTAGGGAAGATACTGCAGCTAAAGCAACTCGATAGAGAGATTGACTTTTATAGCGACATCTCCAAAGAGTCGAGAAAGCCAATTCAGGACTTGTACTCTTCGTACCTCAAAAGCGGAGGGAAGCCCATATCAGCCGATGAGTTGCAAAAGGCCACAAAGGCTCTCGCAAAAAGCGGTGAGGTTGGGCATGAGAGTGGCTCTGCATTCGCTACCATTCACTTGAAGAACGCCTATATATCTTCAAACGGATCTGCTCCGTCAAAGGATGTCATTGCCTTATTCGACTATATCCGAAAGTCGGGATATACATATAGCGACCTCTACGGAGCGGAGCAAAATGCGAGAGTAGCCCTTGACGCAGATGCTAAAATTGAGGAGCTTCACGTCAAGCGCATCAAGATTGAGGGCGAAACCCAAGGCGAGGTGAAGTCTATTGGCGGGAGCTTTGCTGGTGGAGGTGGCGTGTCAAGCTCATCCGATGATGACTCAAAGAAGAGCAAGAAGAAGAGCGAACTGCAGCGCACAAGAGAGGCGGCCGCCAAGGAGCTCAACGAACTGCACAACCAGCGTGCAGCAGGCATTATCTCCGAAGAGGAGTATCGCCTTGCACTTGACAAGGTTGCCACTCAGTATCGGGAGAAGCTCGCATCACTCCTTGGGGAGAAGGCTCTCAACGACCAGCAGTATCAGAGCCTGCAGACGCATCTGCTTGTAGAAAGGGAGGTAATTGAGGAGAAGGCGAGAAGTGCAGCGGAACTCAAGCTAATCACAGCGCAGGTGAAATACGGTCTTGCTACGGAGGATGATCTGCGCAGAGCTAAGGCGGAGCGTGCGAAGGCCGAGCTGAACGCCCTTATCAAAAAGAACGGAGAGCTTGATGTAGACGACAAGTATGTCAAGGCTAAGATGAGCGAGATAGACGCTGTTTCCGATATTGCAAGCCTACAACGCAACTACGCTGACGAAGCGAAGAAGCTGGAGAAAGCACGTGAGGAGGGCAGGCTCAAGGAGAATGAGTACGCAGAAGCTCTCGCTAAGCTCATATCATCTACACGTGAGCGAGCCAATCAGACTGCCACGACCACCGAGGGGCAGGAGAACCTCAAAAAGGCGCTGGGCGAAAAGCTCTCAAACGACCTCTCCGCTATCGCTAAGGCTGCCACCCCAGTAAAGGGTGTACGAGATACGAGCTACGACTACAAAAAGGACGAAGCTACGAAGCTTGGTGAGGAGAAGCAGCTTATGGAGGACTACGTTCGCCAGTTGCAGGAGGCTGAAAAGGCTGGGCTGGATGTTGCGGAGGCTCTCAAGCAGGCACAGAAGGAGACCAAGACGCTCGACCAAGCTATCAAGGTGGCGACTATTCAGTCCGACTTGAAGAAGTACCGAGAGGCGGTCAAAGATCAGTCGTTTTCGGGCTTGAAGTCCGTGGCACAGAGCGCTCGCCACCTCAAGAGCGCATTCAGCGAGTTGCAAAAGGCGTTCGACCCCGATGCGCAGGCCTCAGCGTGGGAGCGCTTCTTTGCGGTGTTTGACTCTGCAACGCAGGGTATCGACACTATCCTCTCTCTTGTGAAGATGATAGAGGGGCTTACGCAGGCCCGACAAGTAGCAGCTGCAGCGGAAAAGGCTTTGATGCAGGAGCAGATGGTGATGAGGACAATGGTGACTGCAACCGAAGCCTCGTCAACAACTACGGAAGTCGGTCTGACTACGACCAGAATAGCGTCTACGCAGGCAGAGACCACCGCTGATACTGTCGGGACAGCGGCCAAGGCGGCCAAGGCTCATGCGGGCATCCCGTTTGTCGGTGTGGCTCTAGCTGCGGTAGCCGTGGGTGGTCTGATAGCCCTCATTTCATCTTCGGCAAAGAAGATACCGAAGTTCGCCAATGGTGGTATCGTGCCAGGCGGTGATGGCTCGGGCGACCGAGTCCTCGCTCGAGTCAATCCTGGCGAATTGATACTTAACAAGGCACAGCAGGGGAGACTTGCCAACCACTTGACCTCCGCAGCATCTATCCGAGTGGAGGTAGAGGGCAAGATCCGTGCAAAGGATATTCTGCAGCTAAGTAGTGTAGCTGCTCGACATAAAACACGATAACCAACCAAAACCAAAGACTATGAGTTTTATTGACTTCTTCGACCCTGACGCCTTCTCCAAGACGGAGATAACGCACGCAGCGGTAATCGGTATCTTCTGCTATGTGAGTGTGACTATCGCCCGCTTCCTTGACCTCGCTTCTGCGCTTATGCGAGACAAACGCTTTGACGAAAAGCAGGCTCGCATCATAGTAAGCGAGGGAAAGCTGGAGGGAGACCCAAAGAAGTTAGCCAAGAAGTTCGGTAACGGAGCGTCAAGCAAGGGCTACGCTTCATTCGTCATCAGACTTGTGCTGTACTACTTCTGTGTGGCTCTTGCAGGCATTGTCGATGGAATTCTGCTTATGTCTGATGCGTGGTCGTATGCTCACATGCATGAGCTCCCATACGTATCAATGTTGGTGACGCTACTTATCGTACATACGGAGTTCACGAGTATTTGGGAGAATAGTCCTAAAAACGTCACGCAGAGCATGGAGAAGAGTATGCGACGCTTCGTGAAGGGAGCTAATGCAATACGAAACAAGGACGTCGAAGAGATCCGAGAGATCTTTGTTGAACGAGTAAAGAGAGAAGAAGGAGAAGAATAATACCGAAACGACTATGAGCAAGTATTTCACCCTCGAGGAGCTGACGAGAAGCCAAGCGGCCGCGCGCCTCGGATATGACAACACCCCCAACGCCACACAGAAGCGAGACCTCCTGCGACTGATGGACTACCTCGACGGCATCCGAGAGGAGTTCGGAGAGCCTATCAAGGTGACCTCTGGCTTCCGTAGTTGGGACGTAAACCACGCCGTCGGTGGCGTGAAGAAGAGCCAGCACCTTGCAGGTCAGGCCGCTGACATCGTGCCAGCGAAGAGCCCAGAGCGACTGCGGGAGCTGTTCGACCTCATCCGCAAGCGTGGAGGCTACCAGCAGGTCATCTACGAGCGCAAGGGGCAGAGCGTTTGGGTACACGTAGCTATTCCCCCGCTCGGCGAAATGCCGAAGCAGGAAGCGATGACGACTAACGACGGCAAGAACTTTACCCGACTTAACTAACACAGCAGGGCGGGCGGTAGAGGGGGGGCCTCCCGTCCTGCATCTAACCACCCCGACAACAAACGATATATGCGACCATTTGGAAGTAAGAGCGAGCAAGGCAAGACGCTCCAGCTGGTGCAACGTGGCACGGACAAGCGTATTCCCGTGGAGCTGGTCAAACAGCCTACGGGCGAAGTCCTTGACCCTGCCGAGCTGGAGGAGCTGAGTGTAAAGGTGTCGAGCGAGAGCGGAGCTGGGTGCATTCCCGTACCGCACACCATTGAGGACAAGAAGCTGGTGGTAGAGGTCACGGCAGAGGTGACCCGACAGCTGGGGCTGGGAGTCTATACCCTCACAGCCACTGGGCGCATCCCCGACCCTGCCTACGCTGACGGATACCACGACTACGAGATAGTAGTAGACCTGTGCAAGGTAACGAAGTACGGGAGCAACGAGACGCCCGTCAAGGTGCAGGCTAACGTGCTGGAAGGACTGAAAGGCAAGAGTGCGTACGAGATAGCGGTCAAGCACGGCTATACGGGTACGGAGGAAGAATGGATAAAGAGCCTTACGCCCAAGGGCGGAGCAGGCGGAGGCGGTAACGGCAAGTCCGCCTACGAGCTGGCGGTGCAAGAGGGCTACAAAGGCACGCTCCAAGAGTGGCTAAAGAGCCTCGTCGGCAAGGATGGGGCAGACGCTTACGAAGTGGCGAAGAAGGCGGGCTACACAGGAAGCCGTGAGGAGTGGCTAAAGACGCTCATCGGGGCGACGGGGCTATCCGCATACGAACTCGCTAAGGCGGAGGGCTACGAGGGTAGCCTAACGGAGTGGATCGCCTCGCTCAAGGGGAAGAAGGGCGACGACGGAGATAATGCCTACAAGGTGGCCGTACGCAATGGCTACGTGGGTGATGAGCAGGCGTGGCTGGCATCCCTGCGAGGCTCAGACGGCAAGGATGCCTACGAGCTCGCCAAGGCTGGCGGGTATCAAGGATCACGTGAGGACTGGGTAGCCTCACTCAAGGGCGAAGCAGGTAAGAGCGCTTACGAGCTTGCTAAGGCAGGAGGCTATCAAGGCTCGCAGACTGATTGGCTCGCCAGTCTCAAGGGAAAGGACGGGAAGAATGCGTATGAGCTTGCCAAGGAGGCGCAGAGCTTCACGGGGACGCTCACGGACTACCTCGCAAGCCTCAAGGGGGCAAAGGGCGATAGCGCCTATACCTCCTACTTCAACACCACGGACGACAACCCCAAGCTCACCGAGAAGGAGTGGGCAGACACCATCGGCTCATTCGCTAACTTAATCAAGGCAGTCGTATATGGCACAGAAGAGCAGTAAGCAACGAGCCGAGGAGGCGGTGCTCGACCTCAAGGGCAAGCTCCGACAGCTCAACAAGACGCTCGCAGGCAAGGGCGTAGTCGTGGCGGAGAATGCGCCACTTGTGGCTACGATTAAGGCTGTGGAGGGGATGACCGCAGGCGGTGGTGGGAGCGTAGAGACACCGATTACGGTGTTCAAAGAGTCTCAGTTCTTCCAATGGCTGGACGAGACTCTGCCCCCGATGAAGCTAAAAGAAGGCGTCGCTGTGTCGCTCAAGTACGCGTTCTCCGAAATGAAGGTGATGACGGCCGCCCCCGAAATATCAGGTATTGATCGTGCGAGCAGCATCAATTGTATGTACAAGTACTGCACGGCACTACGATCTGCGTCGCTCCCCGACCTGCCCAAGTGTACAGATGCCACCGAGGCATTTGAGTATTGCAGTTCCATTGAGCGCATCTCGGTAGGCAATATGCCGACCTGCACGAGCTTCTACTGCTTCGCCCTGTCGGCAAAGAAGGTCAGGAGTATTACAATAGGAGATGCTCCATTGGCTGAGAATGTAAACAGCGTTGCATATGATTGCCCAGCACTCGAGGAGTTCACGGCTAACTTCGGCAACAAGATCAGCAACGCTCGCTACATGTTCTACAACTGCGCGAAGTTACGGCGCATCAACGGCGTGCTGGACTTCTCTTCTGCCGCTGACTTCAACAACACATTCTCATATTGTTCGTTGCTCGAGGAGGTGCGCGTCAAGGGACTGAAAGCAGACCTCGACCTCTCCTTCTGCGCTAAACTCTCAGCGGAGAGCGTGAAGTACTTAGTCGATAACCTCCAGCAGGTGACGGGCAAATCTATCACGCTTGCGAGAGCTTGGCAACAGGCTCACACGGCAGAGACGCGAGAGTATGCACAGAAAGCCACCGCCAAGGGCTTCGCACTAACATTCAGATAACAGAATAACTATGGAGATTATTGAACTGAAAGAGGTCGCTGGCTACCTGTACGTTAATGCCGAGCATGGCATCGTAGTCAGCTTCGGCTACTGCCCAGAGGCTGACGCCCATCTGTGGGTACTCACGCCCGAGGAGGATGCCCTCGCACTCGAGGCTCAGTGGAAGGCAGAGGACGAGGCTAAGGCCAAGGCGGAAGCTGTGGCAGGCGAGGCCCAGCCCTAAATAAGGGCGCCCCACCAATCGGGA